ACGCAAATTGGAAAGAAAGCGAAAGAGAGAGGCTGAGCTAAGAAGAAAGAAGCCACACTTGTTTAATGTACCTCAGAAACATCCAAGAGGACGTTATGCGTGCTACCTGTTGGAAAACGACATATTCGTGAAAGTTAAGAAGTAGATCATGACAGATAACGCACGCAAAGAATACCTAAATCAATTCTTTGGATTTAAGAGATATCTGTATCAGGATAACGAACGAGTGGCACATATTCATGTAGTAAACGGCACTTATTACTTTCATGGGCATATCGTGCCAGGTTGGCAAAGCGTTAAAAAGACATTTGATACTGCTGAAGAGCTCGAAATATATATAAAGCAACATGGTTTGGAATACGAGGAACAGAAGCAACTAACTTTATTTTAGAGGAGATGAAAATGATGAGAATTAAAACTGCAAGCATAGAGGTCGAAAAAGTGGAGGTAGTAGTATGATGCCGAAATATCGAGTGTGGGACAAATATACAGGAAGAATACACGATGTTGTAGGATTCGACTTCATTGAGACTGAAGTTCACTATGAAAACTACGCGGAAGCAGAAGCTTTAATACATGCAAGAGATTTTAAAGATGTAGAACTTATGCAAAGTACAGGACTTAAAGACAAAAACAACAACGAAATATATGCGGGAGATATAGTTGAGTTTGAAGATGAAATATTAGAGATGCCAGACGATGAATCTGTAATAGGAACAATTAATAGAGCAGTAATATCTATTGATGTTGTAAATGGTATTCAATTAAAAGATTTTATGTTTGAGGGCGCAGTCTCCGAAAATGATTACTTTGAGTATATAGACATAAAATCCTTCCTTAGATATGACTGTGAGGTTAAAGGCAACATATTTGAATCATCACATTTATTGGAGGTAACAGAATGAACTATGAAACAGGGTTCCAACTAGGTGTAATGGACGCTAGGTTGAAGAAGATGAGAAAACAACGTGATGAGTACAAGAAGCAACGAGATGAGCTTATTGGGGATATAGCGGAAGTTAAGAGAAAAGCAAAAGCATTTGATGAGATAGATAATCTGATTTATGAAGTGTTCGAAATGATGAATTGCTTTAAATTCAGTTTTATCAATGAAAATAAAGAGCTTATCCTCGATAGCGAATCAAATATTTTCTTTTCACTAAAAGATTGCGCTAACAAATTAGATTTAGTTGTTAAATTTATTCATTGGGTTAGCAGATCTTGTATTGAAAATATGTCTCCTGAAAGAACACAGGTTTTTTTACAAACAGGTTTCGAACTTTATATTGGCAAACATTTAACAAAAAAGGATTACGAATACATGTATACATGCTTTGGTAACGGATTAAATAGTGATGGCGCATATAGTTATGCCAGAAGATTATTAAATATTCCGGAGGGGATACAATGACACGACCTACTAGAGAGGAATTGTTAAGTTACTTTAAAAAATATGGAGTAGAGAGAGTAAACTCTATTACTGGCGAAGAAAGTGCAATACATTATTTTAGAACAAAGGCGTTTTACTATAGAGAAGAAAACAAAAAACTTTCTGAAAATATCGATAAACTAGAAAAACGCAACAAAGAGTTGGAGAACATGTGGCGCACGCTTAAAAATGAATTGTTTGGAAGATACGAATTTTACCGTTTTAGACTTAGCGAACTACAGATTGAGAGCAGAGCGAACAAGGAAGTAGCTATATATAGAAGAGCTGAAATCAACTTAAGTGTTATATTGTGCCGAATGGACAAACTAGACGGAACAAATGAGTTCTACGAATTTTTAGATCAAATGGAGGACAACGATAATGAATAACACATTAACAATCGATCAGTTACAAGAGTTATTACAAATACAAAAGGAGTTCGACGATAGAATACCGACGCTAAACTTAGGAGATAGCAAAATTGCATATGTAGTTGAATTCTTTGAATGGTTTAATACATTGGAAACGTTTAAGAACTGGAAGAAGAAACCAGGTAAGCCGTTAGATGTTCAGTTAGATGAGTTGGCGGATATGTTGGCGTTTGGTTTGAGTATTGCGAATCAAGTAGGAGTGTCATCAGAAGAGATAAAAGAAGCGATTGAATCAAGTTTTAAAGATACAGAATTTCACAAAATGTTTAATTTTAAAGATAAAGAATTTGCTCAAGGCGCAGTTGTTAGTACACCACAGATAATATTCAAAGAATTTTATCCCGACCAACAAGCAATTGTTATAGTGATAGACATAGCTTACAACTTATATNATAGATAATCTGATTTATGAAGTGTTCGAAATGATGAATTGCTTTAAATTCAGTTTTATCAATGAAAATAAAGAGCTTATCCTCGATAGCGAATCAAATATTTTCTTTTCACTAAAAGATTGCGCTAACAAATTAGATTTAGTTGTTAAATTTATTCATTGGGTTAGCAGATCTTGTATTGAAAATATGTCTCCTGAAAGAACACAGGTTTTTTTACAAACAGGTTTCGAACTTTATATTGGCAAACATTTAACAAAAAAGGATTACGAATACATGTATACATGCTTTGGTAACGGATTAAATAGTGATGGCGCATATAGTTATGCCAGAAGATTATTAAATATTCCGGAGGGGATACAATGACACGACCTACTAGAGAGGAATTGTTAAGTTACTTTAAAAAATATGGAGTAGAGAGAGTAAACTCTATTACTGGCGAAGAAAGTGCAATACATTATTTTAGAACAAAGGCGTTTTACTATAGAGAAGAAAACAAAAAACTTTCTGAAAATATCGATAAACTAGAAAAACGCAACAAAGAGTTGGAGAACATGTGGCGCACGCTTAAAAATGAATTGTTTGGAAGATACGAATTTTACCGTTTTAGACTTAGCGAACTACAGATTGAGAGCAGAGCGAACAAGGAAGTAGCTATATATAGAAGAGCTGAAATCAACTTAAGTGTTATATTGTGCCGAATGGACAAACTAGACGGAACAAATGAGTTCTACGAATTTTTAGATCAAATGGAGGAAGACACAAATGAATAACCGTAAACAAATAGAACAATCAGTGATCAGTACTAGTGCGTATAACGGCAATGACACAGAGGGATTACTAAAAGAGATTGAGGACGTATATAAGAAAGCGCAAGCGTTTGATGAAATACTTGAGGGAATGACAAATGCTATTCAACATTCAGTTAAAGAAGGTATTGAACTTGATGAAGCAGTAGGGATTATGACGGGTCAAGTTGTCTATAAATATGAGGAGGAGCAGGAAGATGAAAAAATTTAATGTTCAAATCACATACACTGGCATGATTGAAGAGACTATCGAGGCTGAAAGTTTAGACGAAGCAGAATTTGAGGCTCATGATATTGCGAGAATGGAAGTGCCATTTGATTGTGATGAATTTGAAATTAATGTAGAGGTGGAACAGGAAAATGACTAACACATTACAAGTAAAACTATTATCAGAAAATGCTAGAATGCCCGAACGAAATCATAAGACGGATGCAGGTTATGATATATTCTCAGCTGAAACTGTCGTACTTGAGCCACAAGAAAAGGCAGTGATTAAAACAGATGTAGCTGTAAGCATACCAGAGGGCTATGTCGGGCTATTAACTAGCCGTAGTGGTGTAAGTAGTAAAACACATTTAGTGATTGAAACAGGCAAGATAGACGCGGGATATCATGGCAATTTAGGGATTAATATCAAGAATGATAATGAAACGTTAGAGAGTGAGTATATAAGTAACTTTGGACGTAGTCCTTCTGGTATAGACGGACAATATGCCCTACTACCTGTAACAGATAAAATTTTATGTATGAATGGTAGTTATGTCATAAACAAAGGCGACAAACTAGCTCAATTGGTTATTGTGCCTATATGGACACCGGAACTAAAGCAAGTGGAGGAATTCGAGAGTGTTTCAGAACGTGGAGCAAAAGGCTTCGGAAGTAGCGGAGTGTAAAGACATCTTAGATCGAGTTAAGGAGGTTTTGGGGAAGTGACGCAATACTTAGTCACAACATTCAAAGATTCAACAGGACGTAAGCATACACACATAACTAAAGCTAAGAGCAATCAAAGGTTTACAGTTGTTGAGGCAGAGAGTAAAGAAGAAGCGAAAGAGAAGTACGAGGCGCGAAATGCGCCAGTTGATGGAGCGACCAACTTAAACGATATCAAATCAAATATTGGTATCTTTCACGTTGAAAAAGTCGAACCAAACGAGGGTATGGTGGATATTAATATTGAGACAATGAAACCATTCGAGGAGGCAGATGATGATTAACATACCTAAAATGAAATTCCCGAAAAAGTACACTGAAATAATCAAAAAATATAAAAATAAAACACCTGAAGAAAAAGCTAAGATTGAAGATGATTTCATTAAAGAAATTAATGATAAAGACAGTGAATTTTACAGTCCTATGATGGCTAATATGAATGAACATGAATTAAGGGCTATGTTAAGAATGATGCCTAGTTTAATTGATACTGGAGATGGCAATGATGATTAAAAAACTTAAAAATATGGATTGGTTCGATATCTTTATTGCTGGAATACTGCGATTATTCGGCGTAATCGCACTGATGCTTGTTGTCATATCGCCTATATACACAGTGGCTAGTTACCAACACAAAGAAGTACATCAAGGAACTATTACAGATAAATATAACAAGAGACAAGATAAAGAAGACAAGTTCTATATTGTATTAGACAACAAACAAGTCATTGAAAATTCTGATTTATTATTCAAAAAGAAGTTTGATAGCGCAGACATACAAGCTAGGTTAAAAGTAGGCGACAAAGTAGAAGTTAAGACGATTGGATATAGAATACACTTTTTAAATTTATATCCGGTCTTATACGAAGTAAAGAAGGTAGATAAAAAATGATTAAGCAAATACTAAGATTATTATTCTTACTAGCGATGTATGAGTTAGGTAAGTATGTAACTGAGCAAGTATATATTATGATGACAGCTAATGATGATGTAGAGGCGCCGAGTGATTACGTCTTTCGAGCGGAGGTAAGTGAGTGATGTGGATTACTATGACTATTGTATTTGCTATATTGCTATTAGTTTGTATCAGTATTAATAGTGATCGTGCAAGAGAGATACAAGCACTCAGATATATGAATGATTATCTACTTGATGAAGTAATTAAAACTAAAGGATACAACGGGTTAGAAGAATACAGGATTGAATTGAAGCGAATGAATAACGATATTAAAAAGTAATTTATATTATCGGAGGTATTGCATTGAATGATAAAGATTGAGAAACATGATATCAAAAAGCTTGAAGAATACATTCAGCACATCGATAACTATCGAAGAGAGTTGAAGATGCGAGAATATGAATTACTTGAAAGTCATGAACCAGATAATGCAGGAGCTAGCAAAAGTAATTTGCCAGGTAATCCGATTGAACGATGTGCAATAAAGAAGTTTAGTGATAACAGATACAATACATTAAGAAATATAGTTAATGGTGTAGATAGACTGATAGATGAGAGCGATGAGGATACGCTTGAGTTATTAAGGTTTAGATATTGGGATTGTCCTATTGGTTGTTATGAGTGGGAAGATATCGCGCATTACTTTGGTACAAGTAAGACAAGTATATTGCGTAGAAGAAATGCACTGATCGATAAGTTAGCGAAGTATATTGGTTATGTGTAGCGGACTTTCACCCTATGTAAGTCCGCATTAAAACAGTTTATTATGTTAGTATCAGATTAATATTTAAAGTTATTAAATGCTAATACAACGCATGAACAAGAGGCGCATCACTATGTGATGTGTCTTTTTATTTATGAGGTATGAACATGTTCAAACTAATTGTAAATACATTACTACACATCAAGTATAGATGCGTCTTGATACTACTTAAGTTATATAAGGTGAAACATTATGATGACTAAAGACGAACGTATACGATTCTATAAGTCTAAAGAATGGCAAACAACAAGAAAAAGAGTGCTAGAAAGAGATAATTATGAATGTCAACAATGTAAGCGAGACGGCAAGTTAACGACATATGACAAAAGCAAGCGTAAGTCGTTGGATGTAGATCATATATTATCGCTAGAACATCATCCGGAGTTTGCTCATGACTTAAACAATTTAGAAACACTGTGTATTAAATGTCACAACAAAAAAGAAAAGAGATTTATAAAAAAAGAAAATAAATGGAAAGATGAAAAATGGTAAATACCCCCGGGTCAAAAAAATCGAAAGTGATCAAAACGCTTGGGGAACGGGCAGGGGCTCGACTTCGCGATAATTTTAAAAATCCATGTATAACCCCCCCCTCTTATAACCATTTTAAGGCAGGTGATGAAATGGAGATTATAGTTGATGAAAACTTAGTGCTTAAAGAAAAAGAAAGGCTGCAAGTATTATATAAAGACATACCTAGCAATAAATTAAAAGTAGTTGATGGTTTAATTATTCAAGCAGCAAGGCTACGTGTAATGCTTGATTACATGTGGGAAGACATAAAAGAAAAAGGTGACTATGATTTATTTACTCAATCTGAAAAGGCGCCACCATATGAAAGGGAAAGACCAGTAGCCAAACTATTTAATGCTAGAGATGCTGCATATCAAAAAATAATCAAACAATTATCGGATTTATTGCCCGAAGAGAAAGAAGACACAGAAACGCCATCTGATGATTACCTATGATTAGTAATAAATACGTTGATGAATATATAAATTTGTGGAAACAAGGAAAGATAATTTTAAATAAAGAAAGAATTGATCTCTTTAATTATCTACAAAAACATATATATTCACGAGATGATGTATATTTTGATGAACAGAAAATCGAGGATTGTATCAAATTTATTGAAAAATGGTATTTTCCAACATTACCATTTCAAAGGTTTATCATAGCTAATATATTTCTTATAGATAAAAATACAGATGAAGCTTTCTTTACAGAATTTGCTATTTTCATGGGACGTGGAGGCGGGAAAAACGGTCTAATAAGTGCTATTAGTGATTTTCTTTCTACGCCCTTACACGGAGTTAAAGAATATCACATCTCCATTGTTGCTAATAGTGAAGATCAAGCAAAAACATCGTTTGATGAAATCAGAACCGTTTTAATGGATAACAAACGAAATAAGACGGGTAAAACGCCAAAAGCTCCTTATGAAGTTAGTAAAGCAAAAATAATAAACCGTGCAACTAAATCGGTTATTCGATATAACACATCAAACACAAAAACCAAAGACGGTGGACGTGAGGGGTGTGTTATTTTTGATGAAATTCATTATTTCTTTGGTCCTGAAATGGTAAACGTCAAACGTGGTGGATTAGGTAAAAAGAAAAATAGAAGAACGTTTTATATAAGTACTGATGGTTTTGTTAGAGAGGGTTATATCGATGCAATGAAGCACAAAATTGCAAGTGTATTAAGTGGCAAGGTTAAAAATAGTAGATTGTTTGCTTTTTATTGTAAGTTAGACGATCCAAAAGAAGTTGATGACAGACAGACGTGGGAAAAGGCGAACCCAATGTTACATAAACCGTTATCAGAATACGCTAAAACACTGCTAAGCACGATTGAAGAAGAATATAACGATTTACCATTCAACCGTTCAAATAAGCCTGAATTCATGACTAAGCGAATGAATTTGCCTGAAGTTGACCTTGAAAAAGTAATAGCACCATGGAAAGAAATACTAGCGACTAATAGAGAGATACCAAATTTAGATAATCAAATGTGTATTGGTGGTTTAGACTTTGCAAATATCCGAGATTTCGCAAGTGTAGGGCTACTATTTCGAAAGAACGACGATTATATTTGGTTAGGACATTCTTTTGTAAGACAAGGGTTTTTGGATGATGTCAAATTAGAGCCACCTATTAAAGAATGGGAAAAAATGGGATTATTGACCATTGTAGATGATGATGTCATTGAAATTGAATATATAGTTGATTGGTTTTTAAAGGCTAGAGAAAAATATGGGCTTGAAAAAGTCATAGCTGATAATTATAGAACTGATATTGTAAGACGTGCGTTTGAGGATGCTGGCATAAAACTTGAAGTACTTAGAAATCCAAAAGCAATACATGGATTACTTGCACCACGTATCGATACAATGTTTGCGAAACATAACGTAATATATGGAGACAATCCTTTGATGCGTTGGTTTACTAATAATGTTGCAGTAAAGGTTAAACCCGATGGTAATAAAGAATATATTAAAAAAGATGAAAATAGAAGAAAAACCGATGGGTTCATGGCTTTTGTTCACGCATTATATAGAGCAGACGATATAGTAGACAAAGACATGTCTAAAGCGCTTGATGCATTAATGAGTATAGATTTCTAATAGAGGAGGTGAGACATGAGTATTCTAGAAAAGATATTTAAAACTAGGAAAGATATAACATATATGCTTGATTTAGATATGATAGAAGATCTATCACAACAAGCGTATGTGAAACGTTTAGCGATTGATAGTTGTATTGAATTTGTTGCGCGAGCTGTCGCTCAAAGTCATTTTAAAGTATTGGAAGGTAATAGAATTCAAAAGAATGATGTTTACTACAAGTTAAATATAAAACCAAATACTGACTTATCAAGCGATAGTTTTTGGCAACAAGTTATATATAAACTAATTTATGATAACGAGGTTTTAATCGTAGTAAGTGACAGCAAAGAATTACTTATCGCAGATAGCTTTTACAGAGAAGAGTACGCTTTGTATGATGATATATTCAAAGATGTAACGGTTAAAGATTATACTTATCAACGTACTTTCACAATGCAAGAGGTCATATATTTAAAGTACAACAACAATAAAGTGACACACTTTGTAGAAAGTCTATTCGAAGATTACGGGAAAATATTCGGAAGAATGATAGGTGCACAATTAAAAAACTATCAAATAAGAGGGATTTTGAAATCTGCCTCTAGCGCATATGACGAAAAGAATATAGAAAAATTACAAGCGTTCACAAATAAATTATTCAATACTTTTAATAAAAATCAACTAGCAATCGCGCCTTTGATAGAAGGTTTTGATTATGAGGAATTATCTAATGGTGGTAAGAATAGTAACATGCCTTTTTCTGAATTGAGTGAGCTAATGAGAGATGCAATAAAAAATGTTGCGTTGATGATTGGTATACCTCCAGGTTTGATTTACGGAGAAACAGCTGATTTGGAAAAGAACACGCTTGTATTTGAGAAGTTCTGTTTAACACCTTTATTAAAAAAGATTCAGAACGAATTAAACGCGAAACTCATAACACAAAGCATGTATTTGAAAGATACAAGAATAGAAATTGTCGGTGTGAATAAAAAAGACCCACTTCAATATGCTGAAGCAATTGACAAACTTGTAAGTTCTGGTTCATTTACAAGGAATGAGGTGCGGATTATGTTAGGTGAAGAACCATCAGACAATCCTGAATTAGACGAATACCTGATTACTAAAAACTACGAAAAAGCTAACAGTGGTGAAAATGATGAAAAAGAAAAAGATGAAAACACTTTGAAAGGTGGTGATGAAGATGAAAGTGGAGATTAAAGGCGTCATCGTTTCCAACGAAGATAAATGGGTTTACGAAATGCTTGGTATGGATTCGACTTGTCCTAAAGATGTTTTAACACAACTAGAATTTAGTGATGAAGATGTTGATATTATAATTAACTCAAATGGTGGTAACCTAGTAGCTGGTAGTGAAATATATACACATTTAAGAGCTCATAAAGGCAAAGTGAATGTTCGTATCACAGCAATAGCAGCAAGTGCGGCATCGCTTATCGCAATGGCTGGTGACCACATCGAAATGAGTCCGGTTGCTAGAATGATGATTCACAATCCTTCAAGTATTGCGCAAGGAGAAGCGAAAGATCTAAATCATGCTGCAGAAACATTAGAACATGTTGGTCAAATAATGGCTGAGGCATATGCGGTTAGAGCTGGTAAAAACAAACAAGAACTTGTAGAAATGATGGCTAGGGAAACGTGGCTAAATGCTGATGAAGCCATTGAACAAGGTTTTGCGGATAGTAAAATGTTTGAAAACGACAATATGCAAATTGTAGCAAGCAATACACAAGTGTTATCGAAAGATGTATTAAATCGTGTAACAGCTTTGGTAAGTAAAACGCCAGAGGTTAACATTGATATTGACGCAATAGCAAATAAAGTAATTGAAAAAATAAATATGAAAGAAAAGGAATCAGAAATCGATGTTGCAGATAGTAAAGTATCAGCAAATGGATTTTCAAGATTCCTTTTTTAATACAAAAAATAGGAGGTCATAAAATGACTATAAATTTATCGGAAACATTCGCAAATGCGAAAAACGAATTTATTAATGCAGTAAACAACGGTGAACCGCAAGAAAGACAAAATGAATTGTACGGTGACATGATTAACCAACTATTTGAAGAAACTAAATTACAAGCAAAAGCAGAAGCTGAAAGAGTTTCTAGTTTACCTAAATCAGCACAATCTTTGAGTGCAAACCAAAGAAGTTTCTTCATGGATATCAATAAAAACGTTAACTATAAAGAAGAAAAACTTTTGCCAGAAGAAACAATTGATAGAATTTTTGAAGATTTGACGACGAATCATCCGTTATTAGCTGATTTAGGTATTAAAAACGCTGGTTTGCGTTTGAAGTTCTTAAAATCTGAAACTTCTGGCGTAGCCGTTTGGGGTAAAATCTATGGTGAAATTAAAGGTCAATTAGATGCTGCGTTCAGTGAAGAAACAGCAATTCAAAATAAATTGACAGCGTTTGTTGTTTTACCAAAAGATTTAAATGATTTTGGTCCTGCGTGGATTGAAAGATTTGTTCGTGTTCAAATCGAAGAAGCATTTGCAGTGGCGCTTGAAACTGCGTTCTTAAAAGGTACTGGTAAAGACCAACCAATCGGCTTAAACCGTCAAGTACAAAAAGGTGTATCGGTAACTGAGGGTGCTTATCCAGAGAAAGAAGAACAAGGTACGCTTACATTTGCTAATCCGCGCGCTACGGTTAATGAATTGATGCAAGTGTTTAAATACCACTCAACTAACGAGAAAGGTAAATCAGTAGCGGTTAAAGGTAATGTAACAATGGTTGTTAATCCGTCCGATGCTTTTGAGGTTCAAGCACAGTATACACATTTAAATGCAAATGGCGTATATGTTACTGCTTTACCATTTAATTTGAATGTTATCGAGTCTACAGTCCAAGAAGCAGGTAAGGTTTTAACGTACGTTAAAGGTTTATATGATGGTTATTTAGCTGGTGGTATTAATGTTCAGAAATTTAAAGAAACACTTGCGTTAGATGATATGGATTTATACACTGCAAAACAATTTGCTTACGGCAAAGCGAAAGATAATAAAGTTGCTGCTGTTTGGAAATTAGATTTAAAAGGACATAAGCCAGCTTTAGAAGGTACCGAAGAAACACTATAAAATTTTATGAGGTGATAAAATGGTGAAATTTAAAGTTGTTAGAGCTTTTAAAGACATAGAGCACAATCAACACAAGTACAAAGTAGGGGAGTTGTATCCAGCTGAAGGGTATAACAATCCTCGTGTTGAATTGTTGACAAATCAAATCAAAAATAAGTACGACAAAGTTTATATCATACCTTTAGATAAGCTGACAAAACAAGAATTATTAGAACTATGCGAATCATTACAAAAAAAAGCGTCTAGTTCAATGGTTAAAAGTGAAATCGTCGACTTATTGAATGGTGAAGACAATGACGATTGATGATTTGCTTGTCAAATTTAAATCACTTGAAAAGATTGACCATAATTCAGAGGATGAGTACTTAAAGCAGTTGTTAAAAATGTCGTACGAGCGTATAAAAAATCAGTGCGGAGTTTTTGAATTAGAGAATTTAATAGGTCAAGAATTGATACTTATACGCGCTAGATATGCTTATCAAGATTTATTAGAACACTTCAACGATAATTACAGACCTGAAATAATAGATTTTTCGTTATCTCTAATGGAGGTATCAGAAGATGAAGAAAGTGTTTAAAAAACCTAGAATTACAACTAAACGTTTAAATACTCGTGTTCATTTTTATAAGTATACTGAAAATAATGGTCCAGAAGCTGGAGAAAAAGAAGAAAAATTATTATATAGCTGTTGGGCGAGTATTGATGGTGTCTGGTTACGTGAATTAGAACAAGCTATCTCAAACGGAACCCAAAATGACATTAAATTGTATATTCGTGATCCGCAAGGTGATTATTTACCCAGTGAAGAACATTATCTTGAAATTGAATCAAGATATTTCAAAAATCGTTTGAATATAAAGCAAGTATCACCAGATTTGGATAATAAAGACTTTATTATGATTCGTGGAGGATATAGTTCATGAGTGTGAAAGTGATAGGTGATAAAGCATTAGAAAGAGAATTAGAAAAACGTTTTGGCATAAAAGAGATGGTAAAAGTTCAAGATAAGGCGTTAATAGCTGGTGCTAAGGTAATTGTTGAAGAAGTAAAAAAACAACTAAAGCCCTCAAAAGATACGGGAGCATTAATTAATGAGGTAAGTTTTAGTAAACCTGAATGGATAAACGGAAAACGTACAATTACTGTTCATTGGCGAGGTTCTAAAGACCGTTATAAAATCGTACATTTAATTGAATATGGACACGTTCAAAAAGAAACAGGTAAATTTATCAAACCTAAAGCTATGGGCGGTGTTAATAGAGCAATAAGACAAGGGCAAAATAAGTATTTTGAGACGCTAAAAAGGGAGTTGAAAAAATTGTGATTGATATTTTGTACAAAGTTCATGAAGTGATTAGTCAAGACAGAATTATTAGAGAGCACGTAAATATCAATAATATTAAGTTCAATAAATACCCTAATGTAAAAGATACTGATGTACCTTTTATTGTTATTGACGATATCGACGACCCAATACCTACAACTTATACTGACGGAGATGAGTGTGCATATAGTTATATTGTCCAAATAGATGTTTTTGTTAAGTACAATGATGAATATAATGCGAGAATCATAAGAAATAAGATATCTAATCGTATTCAAAAGTTATTATGGTCTGAACTAAAAATGGGAAATGTTTCAAATGGAAAACCGGAATATATAGAAGAATTTAAAACATATAGAAGCTCTCGCGTTTACGAGGGCATTTTTTATAAGGAGGAAAATTAAATGGCAGTAAAACATGCAAGTGCGCCAAAGGCGTATATTAACATTACTGGTTTAGGTTTCGCTAAATTAACGAAAGAAGGCGCGGAATTAAAATATAGTGATATTACAAAAACAAGAGGATTACAAAAAATTGGTGTTGAAACTGGTGGAGAACTAAAAACAGCTTATGCTGATGGCGGTCCAATTGAATCAGGGAATACAGACGGAGAAGGTAAAATCTCATTACAAATGCATGCGTTCCCTAAAGAGATTCGCAAAATTGTTTTTAATGAAGATTATGATGAAGATGGCGTTTACGAAGAGAAACAAGGTAAACAAAACAATTACGTAGCTGTATGGTTCAGACAAGAGCGTAGAGACGGTACATTTAGAACAGTTTTATTACCTAAAGTTATGTTTACAAATCCTAAAATCGATGGAGAAACGGCTGAGAAAGATTGGGATTTCTCAAGTGAAGAGGTTGAAGGTGAGGCACTTTTCCCTTTAGTTGATAATAAAAAGTCTGTACGTAAATATATCTTTGACTCAGCTAACATGACAAATCATGGTGGCGACGGTGAAAAAGGCGAAGAGGCTTTCTTAAAGAAAATTTTAGGCGAAGAATATACTGGAAACGTGACAGAGGATAACGAAGAAACTTTGTAACGAAACCGGCTTCATCGGAAACTGCGGTAAAGTCGGTTAATATACCAGATAGCATTAAAACACTTAAAGTTGGCGACACATACGATTTAAATGTTGTAGTAGAGCCATCTAATCAAAGTAAGTTATTGAAATACACAACAGATCAAACGAATATTGTATCAATCAATAGAGATGGTCAAGTTACTGCGGAAGCACAAGGCATTGCTACGGTTAAAGCAACAGTTGGTAATATGAGTGACACTATAACAATAAATGTAGAAGCATAAGAGGGGGCAACCCCTCTATTTTATTTGAAAATAAGGAGAGTATTATAAAATGGCAAAATTAAAACGTAACATTATTCAATTAGTAGAAGACCCGAAAGCAAATGAAATTAAATTACAAACGTACTTAACACCACACTTCATTTCATTTGAAATTGTATACGAAGCAATGGATTTAATCGATGATATTGAGGACGAAAATAGCACGATGAAACCAAGAGAAATCGCTGACAGATTGATGGATATGGTTGTAAAAATTTACGATAACCAATTCACAGTTAAAGACTTAAAAGAACGTATGCATGCACCTGATGGAATGAATGCACTTCGTGAACAAGTAATTTTCATTACTCAAGGTCAGCAAACTGAGGAAACTAGAAATTTTATCCAGAACATGAAATAAAGCCTGAAGATTTAACATATAAAGCAATGTTGAAAAATATGGATACTCTCATGATGGACTTAATTGAAAATGGTAAAGACGCTAACGAAGTTTTAAAAATGCCATTTCATTATGTACTTTCCATATATCAAAATAAAAACAATGACATTTCTGAAGAAAAAGCAGAGGCTTTAATTGATGCATTTTAACCTTAACCGTTTGGTTAGGGTTATTTTTTTGAACTTTTTTAGAAAGGAGGTAAAAAATGGGAGAAAGAATAAAAGGTTTATCTATAGGTTTGGATTTGGATGCAGCAAATTTAAATAGATCATTTGCAGAAATCAAACGAAACTTTAAAACTTTAAATTCTGACTTAAAGTTAACCGGCAACAACTTCAAATATACCGAAAAATCAACTGATAGTTACCAACAAAGGATTAAAGAACTTGACGGAACTATCATAGGTTATAAGAAAAATGTTGATGATTTAGCCAAGCAATATGACAAGGTATCTCAAGAACAGGGTGAAAACAGTGCAGAAGCTCAAAAATTACGGCAAGAATATAACAAACAAGCAAATGAGCTGAATTATTTAGAAAGAGAATTGCAAAAAACATCGGCTGAGTTTGAAGAGTTCAAAAAAGCCCAAGTTGAAGCTCAAAGAATGGCAGAAAGTGGCTGGGGGAAAACCAGTAAAATTTTTGAAAGTATGGGACCTAAATTAACAAAAATGGGTGATGGTTTAAAATCTATTGGTAAAGGTATGATGATTGGTGTTACCGCACCTGTTTTAGGTATTGCAGCAGCATCAGGAAAAGCTTTTGCAGAAGTTGATAAAGGTTTAGATACAGTTACCCAAGCAACAGGAGCAACCGGCGGAGAGCTTAAGAAGTTGCAGAATTCATTTAAAGATGTTTATGGCAACTTTCCAGCAGATGCTGAGACTGTAGGCGGTGTTTTAGGGGAAGTTAACACAAGGTTAGGTTTCACTGGCAAAGAACTTGAGAGTGCCACAGAGTCATTCTTGAAATTTAGTCACATAACAGGTTCTGAAGGCGTACAAGCCGTTCAATTAATTACGCGTGCAATGGGTGATGCAGGTATTGAAGCTGATGAGTATCAAAGTGTACTTGATATGGTAGCGAAAGCAGCACAGGCTAGCGGTATAAGTGTTGATACATTAGCTGATAGCATTACTAAATACGGTGCTCCAATGAGGGCTATGGGCTTTGAGATGAAAGAATCAATCGCTTTATTCTCTCAATGGGAGAAATCAGGTGTTAATACTGAAATAGCCTTCAGTGGTTTGAAAAAAGCTATATCCAATTGGGGTAAAGCTGGTAAAAATCCAAGAGAAGAATTTAAGAAGACATTAGCAGAAATTGAAAAGACGCCGGATATAGCTAGCGCAACAAGTTTAGCGATTGAAGCATTTGGTGCAAAAGCAGGTCCTGATTTAGCAGATGCTATTAAAGGTGGTCGTTTTAGTTATCAAGAATTTTTAAAAACTATCGAAGATTCCCAAGGCACAGTAAATCAAACGTTTAAAGATTCTGAAAGTGGCTCCGAAAGATTTAAAGTAGCAATGAATAAATTAAAATTAGTAGGTGCTGATGTATGGACTTCTATTGAAAGTGCGTTTGCACCAGTAATGGAAGAATTAATCAAAAAGCTATCTATAGCGGTTGATTGGTTTTCCAATTTAAGTGATGGTTCTAAAAGATCAATTGTTATTTTCGGTGGTATTGCTGCTGCAATTGGTCCTGTAGTTTTTGGATTAGGCGCATTTATAAGTACAATTGGCAATGCAGTAACTGTATTAGCCCCACTATTAGCTGGTATTGCAAAGGCTGATGGATTAATTAGTTTTTTATCGACTAAAGTACCTATATTAGGAACTGTCTTCACGGCTTTAACTGGTCCAATTGGCATTGTATTAGGTGTTTTGGCTGGCTTAGCAGTCGCATTTACAATTGCTTATAAGAAATCTGAAACTTTCAGAAATTTTGTTAATGGTGCAATTGAAAGTGTTAAACAAACATTTAGTAATTTTATTCAATTTATTCAACCTTTCATTGATTCTGTTAAAAACATCTTTAAACAAGCGATATCAGCAATAGTTGATTTTGCTAAAGATATTTGGAGTCAAATTAATGGATTCTTTAATGAAAACGGAATTTCTATTGTTCAAGCGCTTCAAAATATATGCAATTTTATCAAAGCTATATTTGAATTTATTATAAATTTTGTAATTAAACCAATCATGTTCGCGATTTGGCAAGTGATGCAATTTATTTGGCCGGCGGTTAAAGCTTTAATTGTCAGTACTTGGGAGAATATAAAAGGTGTGATACAAGGAGCTTTAAATATCATACTAGGTTTAATTAAGTTCTTCTCAAGTTTATTTACTGGAGATTGGCGAGGAGTTTGGGATGCGATTGTTATGATTCTTAAAGGAGTCGTTCAATTAATATGGAATTTAATTCAATTATGGTTTGTAGGCAAAATACTTGGCGTTGTTAGGTACTTTGGCGGATTGCTAAAAGGATTAATAGCAGGTATTTGGGACGTAATAAAAAGTATATTCAGTAAATCTTTATCAGCAATTTGGAATGCGACAAAAAGTATTTTTGGATTCTTATTTAATAGTGTCAAATCAATTTTCACGAATATGAAAAATTGGTTATCTAATACTTGGAGTAGTATCCGTACGAATACGATAGGAAAAGCGCAGTCATTATTTAGTGGCGTCAAATCAAAATTTACTAATTTATGGAATGCGACGAAAGAAATTTTTAGTAATTTAAGAAATTGGATGTCAAATATTTGGAATTCCATTAAAGATAATACGGTAGGAATTGCTAGCCGTTTATGGAGTAAGGTACGTGGAATTTTTACAAATATGCGTGACGGCTTACAAAGTATTATCAGCAAAATTAAAAGTCATATCGGCGGTATGGTAGATGCTATTAAAAAAGGACTTAATAAATTAATCGACGGTTTAAACTGGGTCGGTGGTAAGTTGGGCATGGATAAAATACCTAAGTTACATACTGGTACAGAGCACACACATACTACTACAAGATTAGTTAAGAACGGTAAGATTGCACGTGACACATTCGCTACAGTTGGAGATAAGGGACGCGGAAATGGTCCAAATGGTTTTAGAAACGAAATGATTGAATTCCCTAATGGTAAACGTGTAATCACACCAAATACAGATACTACTGCTTATTTACCTAAAGGCTCAAAAGTATATAACGGTGCACAAACTTATTCAATGTTAAACGGAACTCTTCCAAGATTTAGTTTAGGTACTATGTGGAAAGATATTAAGTCCGGTGCATCATCAGCATTTAACTGGACAAAAGATCAAATAGGTAAAGGTACCAAATGGCTTGGCGATAAAGTTGGCGATGTTTTAGATTTTATTGAACATCCAGGAAAACTTTTAAATTATATACTTGAAGCTTTTGGAATTGATTTCAATTCTTTAACTAAAGGAATGGGAATTGCAGGCGACATAACAAAAGCTGCATGGTCTAAGATTAAGAAAAGTGCTACTGATTGGATAAAAGAAAATTTAGAAGCTATGGGCGGTGGCGATTTAGTCGGCGGAATATTAGACCCTGACAAAATTAATTATCATTATGGACGTACCGCAGCTTATACCGCTGCAACTGGAAGACCATTTCATGAAGGTGTCGATTTTCCATTTGTATATCAAGAAGTTAGAACGCCTATGGGTGGTAGACTTACAAGAATGCCGTTTATGTCTGGTGGTTATGGTAACTATGTAAAAATTACTAGTGGCGTTATCGATATGCTATTTGCGCATTTGAAAAACTTTAGCAAATCACCACCTAGTGGCACGATGGTAAAGCCCGGCGATGTTGTTGGTTTAACTGGTAATACCGGATTTAGTACAGGACCACACTTACATTTTGAAATGAGGAGAAACGGACGCCATTTTGACCCTGAACCATATTTAAGAAATGCAAAGAAAAAAGGTAGGTTATCAATTGGTGGCGGTGATGCTACTTCTGGAAGTGGTGCAACTTATGCCAGCCGAGTAATCCGACAAGCGCAAAGTATTTTAGGAGGACGTTATAAAGGTAAGTGGATTCATGACCAGATGATGCGAGTTGCAAAGCGTGAAAGCAACTATCAATCAAATGCAGTGAATAATTGGGATATTAATGCTCAAAGAGGAGACCCGTCTAGAGGATTATTCCAAATTATCGGCTCAACTTTTAGAGCTAACGCTAAACGAGGGTACACTAATTATAATAATCCAGTACATCAAGGTATCTCAGCAATGCAGTACATTGTTAGACGATATGGTTGGGGTGGTTTTAAACGTGCTGGTGATTACGCATATGCTACAGGTGGAAAAGTTTTTGATGGTTGGTATAACTTAGGTGAAGACGGTCATCCAGAATGGATTATTCCAACAGATCCAGCTCGTAGAAATGATGCAATGAAGATTTTGCATTATGCAGCAGCAGAAGTAAGAGGGAAAAAAGCGAGTAAAAATAAGCGTCCTAGCCAATTATCAGACTTAAACGGGTTTGATGATCCTAGCTTATTATTGAAAATGATTGAACAACAGCAACAACAAATAGCTTTATTACTGAAAATAGCACAATCTAACGATGTGATTGCAGATAAAGATTATCAGCCGATTATTGACGAATACGCTTTTGATAAAAAGGTGAACGCGTCTATAGAAAAGCGAGAAAGGCAAGAATCAACAAAAGTAAAGTTTAGAAAAGGAGGAATTGCTATTCAATGATAGACACTATTAAAGTGAACAACAAAACAATTCCTTGGTTGTATGTCGAAAGAGGGTTTGAAATACCCTCTTTTAATTATGTTTTAAAAACAGAAAATGTAGATGGACGTTCGGGGTCTATATATAAAGGGCGTAGGCTTGAATCTTATAGTTTTGATATACCTTTGGTGGTACGTAATGACTATTTATCTCACAACGGCATTAAAACACATGATGACGTCTTGAATGAATTAGTAAAGTTTTTTAACTACGAGGAACAAGTTAAATTACAATTCAAATCTAAAGATTGGTACTGGAACGCTTATTTCGAAGGACCAATAAAGCTGCACAAAGAATTTACAATACCTGTTAAGTTCACTATCAAAGTAGTACTAACAGACCCTTACAAATATTCAGTAACAGGAAATAAAAATACTGCGATTTCAGACCAAGTTTCAGTTGTAAATAGTGGGACTGCTGACACTCCTTTAATTGTTGAAGCCCGAGCAATTAAACCATCTAGTTACTTTATGATTACTAAAAATGATGAAGATTATTTTATGGTTGGTGATGATGAGGTAACCAAAGAAGTTAAGGATTACATGCCTCCTGTTTATCATAGTGAGTTTCGTGATTTCAAAGGTTGGACTAAGATGATTACTGAAGATATTCCAAGTAATGACTTAGGTGGTAAGGTCGGCGGTGACTTTGTGATATCCAATCTTGGCGAAGGATATAAAGCAACTAATTTTCCTGATGCAAAAGGTTGGGTTGGTGCTGGCACGAAACGAGGGCTCCCTAAAGCGATGACAGATTTTCAAATTACCTATAAATGTATTGTTGAACAAAAAGGTAAAGGTGCCGGAAGAACAGCACAACATATTTATGATAGTGATGGTAAGTTACTTGCTTCTATTGGTTATGAAAATAAATATCATGATAGAAAAATAGGACATATTGTTGTTACGTTGTATAACCAAAAAGGAGACCCCAAAAAGATATACGACTATCAGAATAAACCGATAATGTATAACTTGGACAGAATCGTTGTTTATATGCGGCTCAGAAGAGTAGGTAATAAATTTTCTATTAAAACTTGGAAATTTGATCACATTAAAGACCCAGATAGACGTAAACCTATTGATATGGATGAGAAAGAGTGGATAGATGGCGGTAAGTTTTATCAGCGTCCAGCTTCTATCATAGCTATCTATAGTGCGAAGTATAACGGTTATAAGTGGATGGAGATGAATGGATTAGGTTCATTCAATACGGAGATTCTACCGAAACCGAAAGGCGCAAGGGATGTCATTATACAAAAAGGTGATTTAGTGAAAATAGATATGCAAGCAAAAAGTGTTGTCATCAATGAGGAACCAATGTTGAGCGAGAAATCGTTTGGAAGTAATTATTTCAATGTTGATTCTGGGTACAGTGAATTAATCATACAACCTGAAAACGTCTTTGATACGACGGTTAAATGGCAAGATAGATATTTATAGAAAGGAGATGAGAGTGTGATACATGTTTTAGATTTTAACGACAAGATTATAGATTTCCTTTCTACTGATGACCCTTCCTTAGTTAGAGCGATTCATAAACGTAATGTTAATGACAATTCAGAAATGCTTGAACTGCTCATATCATCAGAAAGAGCTGAAAAGTTCCGTGAACGACATCGTGTTATTATAAGGGATTCAAACAAACAATGGCGTGAATTTATTATTAACTGGGTTCAAGATACGATGGACGGCTACACAGAGATAGAATGTATAGCGTCTTATCTTGCTGATATAACAACAGCTAAACCGTATGCACCAGGAAAATTTGAGAAAAAGACAACTTCAGAAGCATTGAAAGATGTGTTGAGCGATACAGGTTGGGAAGTTTCTGAACAAACCGAATACGATGGCTTACGTACTACGTCATGGACTTCTTATCAAACTAGATATGAAGTTTTAAAGCAATTATGTACAACCTATAAAATGGTTTTAGATTTTTATATTGAGCTTAGCTCTAATACCGTCAAAGGTAGATATGTAGTACTCAAAAAGAAAAACAGCTTATTCAAAGGTAAAGAAATTGAATATGGTAAAGATTTAGTCGGGTTAACTAGGAAGATTGATATGTCAGAAATCAAAACAGCATTAATTGCTGTGGGACCTGAAAATGACAAAGGGAAGCGTTTAGAGCTAGTTGTGACAGATGACGAAGCGCAAAGTCAATTCAACCTACCTATGCGCTATATTTGGGGGATATATGAACCACAATCAGATGATCAAAATATGAATGAAACACGATTAAGTTCTTTAGCCAAAACAGAGTTAAATAAACGTAAGTCGGCAGTTATGTCATATGAGATTACTTCTACTGATTTGGAAGTTACGTATCCGCACGAGATTATATCAATTGGCGATACAGTCAGAGTAAAACATAGAGATTTTAACCCGCCATTGTATGTAGAGGCAGAAGTTATTGCTGAAGAATATAACATAATTTCAGAAAATAGCACATATACATTCGGTCAACCTAAAGAGTTCAAAGAATCAGAATTACGAGAAGAGTTTAACAAGCGATTAAACCTAATACACCAAAAATTAAACGACAATATTAGCAATATCAATACTATAGTAAAAGATGTTGTAGATGGTGAATTAGAATACTTTGAACGCAAAATTCATAAAAGTGATACACCGCCAGAAAATCCAGTCAATGATACGCTTTGGTATGATACAAGTAACCCTGATGTTGCTGTCTTGCGTAGATATTGGAATGGTCGATGGATTGAAGAAACACCAAATGATGTTGAAAAATTAGGTGGTATAATAAGAGAGAAAGCGCTATTCAGTGAATTAAACAATATATTTATTAATTTATCTATACAACACGCTAGTCTTTTGTCAGAAGCTACAGAATTACTGAATAGCGAGTACTTAGTAGATAATGATTTGAAAGCGGACTTACAAGCAAGTTTAGACGCTGTGATTGATGTTTATAATCAAATTAAAAATAATTTAGAATCTATGACACCCGAAACTGCAACGATTGGTCGGTTGGTAGATACACAAGCTTTATTTCTTGAGTATAGAAAGAAATTACAAGATGTTTATACAGATGTAGAAGATGTCAAAATCGCCATTTCAGATAGATTTAAATTATTACAGTCACAATACACTGATGAAAAATATAAAGAAGCGTTGGAAATAATAGCAACAAAATTTGGTTTAACGGTGAATGAAGATTTGCAGTTAGTCGGAGAACCTAATGTTGTTAAATCAGCTATTGAAGCAGCTAGAGAATCCACAAAAGAACAATTACGTGATTATGTAAAAACATCGGACTATAAAACAGACAAAGACGGTATTGTTGAACGTTTAGATACTGCTGAAGCTGAGAGAACGACTTTAAAAGGTGAAATCAAAGATAAAGTTACGTTAAACGAATATCGAAACGGATTGGAAGAACAAAAACAATATACTGATGACCAGTTAAGTGATTTGTCCAATAATCCTGAGATTAAAGCAAGTATTGAACAAGCAAATCAAGAAGCGCAAGAAGCTTTAAAATCATACATTGATGCTCAAGATGATCTTAAAGAGAAGGAATCGCAAGCGTATGCTGATGGTAAAATTTCGGAAGAAGAGCAACGCGCTATACAAGATGCTCAAGCTAAACTTGAAGAGGCAAAACAAAACGCAGAACTAAAGGCTAGAAACGCTGAAAAGAAAGCTAATGCTTATACAGACAACAAGGTCAAAGAAAGCACAGATGCACAGAGGAAAACATTGACTCGCTATGGTTCTCAAATTATACAAAATGGTAAGGAAATCAAATTAAGAACTACTAAAGAAGAGTTTAATGCAACCAATCGTACACTTTCAAATATATTAAACGAGATTGTTCAAAATGTTACAGATGGAACAACAATCAGATATGATGATAACGGAGTGGCTCAAGCTTTGAATGTGGGGCCACGTGGTATTAGATTAAATGCTGATAAAATTGATATTAACGGTAATAGAGAAATAAACCTTCTTATCCAAAATATGCGAGATAAAGTAGATAAAACCGATATTGTCAACAGCCTTAATTTATCAAGAGAGGGTCTTGATATCAATGTTAATAGAATTGGAATTAAAGGCGGTGACAATAACAGATATGTTCAAATACAGAATGATTCTATTGAACTAGGTGGTATTGTGCAACGTACTTGGAGAGGGAAACGTTCAACAGACGATATTTTTACGCGACTGAAAGACGGTCACCTAAGATTTAGAAATAACACCGCTGGCGGTTCACTTTATATGTCACATTTTGGTATTTCGACTTATATTGATGGTGAAGG